TAAATGATTTTTTAACAGAAGAAAAGAAAGTACTTGTACAAGAAAAGTTACCTTACGGCAAAAACGATCTTGATCCTGTTATGAGCGAAGACACTATAAACTTTCATTATGGCAAACTTGCAAAAGCATACGTTACAAAATATAACGAAGGTAAAGGCGATGCACAGTTTATGGAAGCAGGTGCTTTCTTACACAATATATTCTTCCCACAACTAAAAGCACCAAGCGGTAGTAATAATCCTACTGGTGCAAGTAAAGAACTTATAGACAGCAAATACAGCAACTACAATGCATTCAAAGAAGAGTTTGAACAAGTAGCAATGAAGATACAAGGTAGCGGCTGGGTATACATGAGTACATCAGGCGACATCAAAACAATAGTTAATCACCAAGTTAAAAATGACATAGCAATGCTAGTCGACTGGTGGGAACATGCCTGGGCATTAGATTATCAACATGACAAAGGCAAATACTTAAATAATATGTGGCGTATCATTAACTGGGATATCGTAAACGTTAGACTAACATAATAAAAACGGTAAATACTAATATGAAAATCAACGACATTATACAAGAAACAACTAGTGCAGGTGGTATTGCTACCGTTGCAGCTCCTTTGGGTGCTATGCAAAAAAGACCTAATGCAAGTGTGTTTGCTAACACTACACCTAAAAAGAAAAAGAAGAAAAAAACAAGCGAAGCAGAAGTATACAGCAAAACAACTTTAAGTGACAAAGAAGTAGAAGCGGCTAAAAAACGTGTGGCGGCTACCCTTACTAAAAGAAAAGAAGTTGAAAAAGATCGTCAAAAAAATATAAAAAGCGGCCATAATAAAAAAGTACAACAATTTGTACACAGCGAAGGCGAAAAAATAATGAAGCAGTGGGAAGAACAATTATTAACCAAGTTTCCTAAAATGGAAGAACATCGTGGTCCCCGCGAAGCTGATTATATTGTAACACCCACAAGTCTTGTCAAGGATGCTATGAAAGATGGCATAGAAACAACTGCCAGACTTGTTGGTCGCAGAGCAATAAACAGAAATGGTATAGGCGACGAAAAATTAAGATCGTATTACGATCAGGTAATTATACCAGGATCTGAAGAAATATTACTTAGTTTATTGCCACAAATTGATTTTGATAAAATAAATGCAGCATACGATGACCCTAGCATATTAGAAATGGAAGAAGGTAAAAGTCCACATAAAAAAGGTACTAAGAAGTACAAAAAACATATGGCGGCTATGCATGCCGAGGCTACTCTGCAAACAGGCGGATACGGCAAGCCTAAAAAGTCAAGGCATCAGCAAAAGATATAATGAAAGCAGTAAAAGGCAAAAATAATCAACTTAGTTTTATTAATAAATTTGAAACAGAATTATATAATTTAGCTGAAACTTTAGGCGGCCTAAAAACTGTAGAACTATCAGAACGCAATGCTCATCTTGCTGACGAGATGTTTAAAAAGAATATTTTTAACAAAGAAGTCAAAAATGGGTGTGAGTGTTATACGATCTACTCAGCAAAACAAAAATTATAGAACACTAGTTCATAAATACCTATATGAACAAGAAAAGACTCTCCAAACAATTAGATACTATAGCAACTAATGTTGCTAAAAAAGGTATCTATGTTGTAAGCAAACAAGATGATGCATTTATAGTGCAAGAACATGTTTCGAAGTCAATTATAGCAAAAGAACTACCGATGAAGTGTATTGCTTCATACATTTGTAAGTTGCGTAATAAAGGACAACAGCCTACTATTACCAATAAAAGAAAAATGGATGGTTTAATTTCGCAGTATTATAGATGTCAAAATGACATTATGTACTATAGACACACTATTAAAAATACAAAAGATTTTAATCTAAGCCAGGCAGTTGAAGCAAGACTGTTTGATACCATATGTAAATTCAATTTTACCAAGGATGAATTGAAACGGTTTAATTAAATTGTTCATAAAGATGATAAATAACAGTAATAGAGAATTTAATACCTGGGATTATAAAAATGTTTTTAAAAGAATTCAATCAAAAAGGCGTAAAGAAAATCGCTAAAGTTAACAAAATGCTAAAGGAAGAGTTTGGAGTTTCATTGAAGACTGCTGGATTTCCTAAGAAAGCAAAACTAAATAGTTTGCTAGAAACTGCTAATATAAGCATTAACAAAATTAAAAGTGCTAACACTAAGTTTCAACAAGAGCCAGAATACGCAAAGTTTTTGGGCATTAAAGATGTTATACAAACTATGATCAACGAAGGCATGTATGCTGAATCACCTGCACACGGTGAGATGAAAGAAATGATCAACGCAAGTGTTTGCAACTTAATGGACAGTGGCTACACAATGGATGAGGCTTGTGGCGAGTGCATGAATCAATATAGAATGGATTCACGCTTTGCATACGACGACGAACATGTTATGCCAATTATCCTTTCAGCAGCAAAGAGCTACATGGAAGCATGTGGCATGAAACACGAAAGCATCGAAGAAGAAGGCGAGTATATCCCAGAAACAGACCTTAACGATTCTTTGCTTAGAGAACTTGCTAAAGAGTGTGGTGTTGAATTAACAGGTACAGAAAGCCTAGAAGCAATTGAAGAGAAATTAGAATCTTTTGCTAAAGTAACAGAAAAAAGCAGAGATGCAGTTGTTGGCTTTTTAAACGGTTTAGAAGAAGATGCAGTTGGCAACGGTATTAAAATGTTTGGTGCTAAAGTAGCAGAGCAGAACAAATTTACTGGTGCTAGAAAAGACGCTATTGCAAAAGGCGAAAAGAAATTTACAGTAGACGGCGAAGAATACGATGTCACTGGTGATACAAAAGACGAAAAGAAAAACGAAAGCACAATGTTTGACAGCCTAGTAGACGACATGATTAACGAAGAAGTCGCCGACGTTGAACAAGCAGAAGTTATCATGGCAGTTCGTGCATTAGCAGACGATATTCAAGACCATGTAGAAGAGATTGGACGCATGATGAACGAAAGTTTACCAGCCATTGCAGATCAAATGAGAGGCGAAATGGGTGCTCAAGCAGCAGCTACTTTTGCAGACAGTGTAAGTGGTGTATTAACTTCATATATCGAAGCATCTAGAAGTGCAAAAGGCGGAGTTGATCAAGCAGTAATGACACTTACCGGTGAAGAAAGTATTGCAGCAGACGACGGTATGGGCCTAGGCGATACTGGTGAGTTAGGTGCAGAAGCACCAGTAGGAATAGAAGAGCCAGCAATGGACATAAACGAACCTGCAGCAGCTGGACCAGAAGAAGAGCCATTAGGTAGAGCACCGTTAGAGGTCTAACATGTTAATTAACGAAGTAATATCACAAGGATATTTTTCCGACTTAATTCTAACCGTACAAGATTTGCTAACAAAACTAGCAGCTCAAGGTAAGAAAGATATTCCTACTGAACAATTTAGAGCATTATTAGCCAAGCAAGGCTATGTTACTACAATGGACGAACTTATTGCAGCAATTGATAAGAGTGGACATGCTAGTAGTGTAAACAGAGATACTATTCAGACCAATAAGCAGTTACCCGATGAGATAAGTACAGATGTTGATGCCGCGGCTGATACAGTAAGTGGTTTAGCTCAAGGCGCAACACAAACTGCAATGAATTCGGAGTTATAATAAATGGCTGGTATATTTATAAATGCTAAAACTGCGAGAACTAGTACTAGAAATAATACTGTAATCCATAACGAAGTAACAGCAATTGAAAATGCAGTTTATGCTAATGTTGATGCAGGTATACTTTACGCAAATGTTAACAACTCTACAATGACTAACAGTAATGTGTACTACTATGTGTGGAACAGTGTTACTACAGATCCAACTAAATTAGACCAACTTAATTATGTTAAAAAATACTTTACTGGTTTAGGATATGGTGTTAGTCTAACCACAGATCCAAACAATGCAACAGCATTACAGTGGAACATTAGTTGGTAATACTTACAAGTTATTGAAAATAAAGGCATTTTTAAGTGCCTTTTTTATTGACACAACCTCCAGTACATGCTATAATATATCTTAACTAATAAAGGTATATATACTTAATGCTTGTAGAAAAATTTACTTACCCAACTCTCAAAAGAGTAACAGCAAAAAACGGACAGCGTCAATACACAGGCGATGACAATCAACCAGTCCCAAGTGTTACAACAGTACTTTCAGATACTGGCGATAAAACAGCTCTTATTAACTGGCGTAAGCGAGTGGGTGATACAGAAGCAAATCGCATCAGTCAAGAGGCCGCAGGCCTAGGAACTAAAGTACACAATGCATTAGAAAAATATGTGTTAAATGAGGACTACGACATATCAGGTAATAATCATATCAGCGTTATGGCTAAAAACATGCTTGACGAAATGATAGACAAGGGTTTAAGCCAAGTAAATGAGATATGGGGTGTAGAAGTAGCCTTGATTGCAAAAGGCTTATACGCAGGTACAAGCGATGCAGTTGGTATGTTCAATGGTGTAGAAAGCATTATTGACTTTAAAACTGCTAAAAAGATCAAGAAGCGTGAGTGGATTGAAGATTACTTCATGCAAGGCTGTGCATACGCACTAGCACACAATGAAATGTTTGGCACAAACATCAAACAAGTTGCTATCTTAATGATTGACAGGGAAGGCAAGTATGCTGACTTTGTTATTAATGGCGACGAATTCGAAGAATATTGTAATAAATGGGCAATGAGATTAGCAGACTATTATAATAAAGTTTAGTCACGCAAAGTGATAAATACTGTTAAGTAATTAGAGAGGCTTAACAGTGGCAGAAGAAACAACAAAAATCGTACGAATGCAACAACGTAGGGGTCAGAAACAAGATCTCCCTAAGCCGTTGCGTCCAGGTGAAATAGGGTTTGCTACAGATAGTAGACAAATGTACATTGGTGCTGATACTACAGATCCAGTTTCAGACATCTACAATAAAACAGGTATTTTTGAGAAAACTGCAAGTGCTCAAAGTACAACAACAGGACTAGCCAACATACAAATGGTTAAGTTTACTGTTCCTCATAAGATTTACGATAAAGGTGCATTTGATGGAGTTGCTAATGTTGTGAGTTGGACACCTGCAACAGTTGTTGCAACAACAGGAACATCTTCAGTTGGTAGAGAAGGTAGAGTATTTGGTAATGTTGCTACTGGTGCAAGTTTTATAAACAATATAACAGGTACTGCTTTTATACCAGCAGATATAAAAGTTGTAAAAAACGGAACAACACAGGTTTCGTCATCTACAGCATCGATAAGTTCCGCGGAAGACTTTTTCTTTGAGCAGTCATCAACAAGTCAGAGTTTAGCGTCTCATACGCATACACTAACATTTAGAACACCGCCAAACGGTTCAGAACAAGTTTCCATATCCTACTATAGTAATGCCGCAGTAATTAATGCTATCGAAGAATCTAATGTTGGTTTAACAAATAAACAAGGTTTCTACACTGCTAAAGCAATAACATCTTACAGACAATTATCAAATGATAATATTAGAGTTGCCGATGGTGCTGGCATTGGATTTATTGGGTTACAATTTAAGCATATACAAGTTGCAACAGATGTAAAGCATACACCTAATGCTGCTGACTTTACTAATGCATTAGGCACTTTATATTTAACAAAGAAAGACACTGTTAGAGAAGCTGTTACAGGAGTTACAAGTGCAGACAGTGTTGTACTGTCGTCAAACATACTAACAGGCAGTTATTCACTTTCTTCAGGTGGAGAATATGATTCCACAGGAATATATAACCATACATATGTTAAAGGTGGAACTGGTTGGTTCCAAAACGGTAAAGTGGTAGCAGTATCAGATTATGATTCGGCTAATGCAACTTTAACTGCAACGTTACCTACTAATGTAGCAAGTTTAACAAGAAAAATATCATCGGTAAACAACGATGGTGGTAACATACTTCTTACAGCCGAAAACGTAGAAAATACGCAAATACTCGATAGTGTTAGATTCATTGACACATCTGGTAGTAACGTTTCTGGCTTACATAATGTGGTATTAAGTGTTTCTGATGATGCTGGAAGTATTAATAGTATTAGTAAAACAGTTAAACTTATAGGCACATATAATTCTGCAATGAACAGTGACACTGGTAATTTATTCTTTATAACATACAAAGTCGAAGATCAGTCAAATGTAGTTGTAAACAGTCCACGTCATGGTAACTTACAAGACGATAGTGTTGTATTTGTTAATGATGGAGCAGCTAATCCTACTGGTTCAAAAGCAATTGGTGCTGTTACTGATAACACATTTGTATTAAACACCAGCTCTAATATTACTGGTAATGTAACAAACTTAACAATCAAACCAGTGGTAGCAAACGACACGTTTGAAGCAACACCGGTTGTATCAGTAAATTTAGCATCAGCAAACACACCAGCAACTGTGCAAACTCTTATTAACGGTGCAGGCTTATGGCCTAAGATTGCTAGTATACCGGGTGCTACTGATCAGATGTATATTACACATTCAGAAGCAGTACAAAAAACACCATTTACTTTTGCATTACACGAAGATAGTGTCGGAACAGTAAGTGCATTAGGTCTTAAAGAAGGCGAATACGATAGACCAAACGCAACAGTAAAAGCCAAACTCGAAGATTGGTTAGCAGACATCGAAACAGCACCAGAAGTTAATATATTTAAAAATATATATGTTAATTCAGAATTTAACAGTACAGCAGCTGGAGGCACACTCAGATTTAGCCCATGGGACTTAAATTTAAATAGTTCTCTTGGTGAGATGAATTTTGAAGAAAGAACTGAAGCAAGAGACTTTGCTAAAATTTTAAACAACCTATATTTCGAATCGGTCAATCCTGATATCAGAGGATTGATGAATATCAAAACAAACATCGAATTCCTTACAACAGAAGCACTAGCAGCTGGTACAGCAACTACAACTTATACTTCACCGGAGCAATTAACATTTGCTACAGGTGTTAATGCTGTTAATGAACTAGATATTGCTTTCGCTGGAGACGGACAAGTAAATACACAGTTTGTTGAGTATAGTATGAGTGCAGCAACTGGATCAGGTAACTACCGAAGAGTAGGTACACTAATGTATTCCGGTGACGCTGTAATTAATGATATAGTCTTAACAGATAACTACACAGATGCTCGATCAGGTACGTTAACAGGCAACGTAGAATTTACTGCATCAATGGCAGGTACTACTGGTACAATAAATGTTAATAATACATTATCACCAACAACATCAGTTAATGTTAGATATGTTATTAGAAGATGGCCTGACTAATTTTAAAAGTTAATTAATGTTTACCAAAACACAAACGTCACAAGAGCGTTTGAATGCTTGGCGTACAGTTAGGCAACAAAACTACAAAACTGTAGAGCCCTTACTTGAAGCATTTGCTCCTATTAAACCAATTCCCCGGTACATAGACTACTATACCCCACGTGATTGGCCTAATGTATTTGAAATAGTATCAGAAGGTTACTTTTGTCAGTCCGGTATTACCCTTATATTAGCAGCAACCCTCACTAACAAAGGGTTCATTTCAGCTGAAGAATTGTACTTTGAAGTGATAAGTAATCATATAAATGGAAACGACGGATTAGTATTGATTCATGAAGATTTAGCATATAACTTTATACCCGGAGAGCGGGTTCCGATGCAAAAAGTTATTGACAATAGTACTAGATTTAATTCACATAAGATTAAAACCTCCTCACTTTTTAGTTGACATTAACACAGTTTTATTGTATAATTTGCTTCTGGTAAATAATACACTGAAACAAGTATAACAAACAGACAAAGAGAAAAACACATGCAAGTACAAAAACGTTCTGGGCAACTTGAAGACATTAACATAGATAAGTTGCACAAGGTAGTACAATATGCCTGCAATGGCATTACCGGCGTTAGTCCAAGCGAAGTAGAAATTAACAGTCAAATACAATTGTACAGCGGAATTACTAGTACTGCTATCCAAGAAACACTTATTAAAAGTGCAGCAGATTTAATCTCAGAAACAGCTCCAAACTATCAATACGTTGGCGGCCGACTAATTAACTATCATCTAAGAAAAGAAGTATACGGTACATTTACTCCGCCATGCTTATGTGATATTATAGACAAAAATGTTAAGAAAGGTTTCTACGACAGAGAAATTCTAATATCGTATACTAAGGACGAGATTGACGATCTAAGTAACTACATTAAGCACGACAGAGACGAAGTATTAACTTATGCAGCTATGGAACAATTCCGTGGTAAGTACCTTGTGCAAAACAGAGCAACAGGTGAAATATTTGAAACACCACAAGTTTGCTATATGCTTATTGCTATGACATTGTTTAGTAAGTACGACAAAGAAACAAGACTTTGTAATGTTAAAGCATACTATGATGCAATCAGTACATTTGAAATTAGTTTACCTACACCAGTGATGGCAGGTGTGCGTACACCACAGCGACAGTTTAGTAGTTGTGTACTTATTGAGACTGATGATAGTTTAGATAGCATCAATGCTACTACAAGTGCTATTGTTAAGTATGTAAGTCAAAAAGCAGGCATTGGCATTGGCGCAGGTAGTATTAGAGCAATCGGCTCACCTATTAGGAATGGAGACGCAACTCACACAGGAGTTATCCCCTTCTATAAACTATTCCAATCAGCAGTTAAGTCATGTTCACAAGGCGGAGTAAGAGGTGGAGCGGCAACATTATACTATCCTATTTGGCATGCCGAAATTGAAGATATGCTTGTATTAAAGAACAATAAAGGCACCGAAGAGAACCGTGTAAGACACATGGACTACGGTGTACAGTTTAACAAACTAATGTATGAAAGACTACTAACTGGTGGGGATATTTCATTGTTTTCTCCACATGATGTACCTGGCTTGTATGAAACATTTTTTAACGATCAAGACAAATTTAAAGAACTATACGAAACAGCAGAACGCAACACCCGTATTAATAAGAAGACTATTAAAGCAATGGATTTATTTTCTGCGTTTGCAACAGAACGCAAAGATACAGGTAGAATTTATTTAATGAATGTAGACCATGCTAATACGCATAGTTCATTCAATGAAGATGTTGCACCAATTAAACAAAGTAATTTATGTTGTGAAATTAATTTACCTACAAAGCCGTTAAACGATATTAATGACCCAGACGGTGAGATTAGTTTGTGTACTTTAAGTGCAATTAATTGGGGCATTATTAAAGACTTCAAACAGATGGAAAGAGTTTGCAGACTTGCTGTAAGAGGCTTAGACGCACTCTTAGACTACCAGAGTTACCCAGTACTAGCGGCACAGTTAAGCACAATGAAACGTAGACCGTTAGGTATTGGTATTATTAACTTTGCTTATTGGTTAGCAAAGAATGACTCAACATATCAAAATCCTAACTTAGAGTTAGTAGACGAATGGGCCGAAGCATGGAGTTACTACTTGATTAAAGCAAGTGCAGACTTAGCAGTAGAAAAAGGCGAATGCCCTGGTACAGTAGAAACAAAATACGGGCAAGGAATTACACCTAACCAAACATATAAGAAAGATGTAGACGAATTAGTTAAGCACAAAGAAAGACAAGATTGGAAAGGATTGCGTGAGCAACTTAAAGCAACAGGTATTCGTAACTCAACACTAATGGCACTAATGCCAGCAGAAACATCAGCACAGATTAGTAACAGCACAAATGGTATTGAACCACCACGTAGTTACATCAGTATTAAACAAAGTAAGCATGGTGTACTTAAACAAGTAGTTCCAGGCTACCCAAGACTTAAAAATAAATATGACCTGCTATGGGACCAAAAGTCACCTGATGGTTATTTAAAGATTATGGCTGTATTACAGAAGTACATAGATCAAGGTATTTCGGTAAATACATCTTACAATCCAGAACACTACGACGATGAGAAAGTGCCAATGAGCGTTCTCATTAAAGATATAATCACCTTTTACAAATACGGCGGTAAGCAATTGTATTATAATAACACTAACGATGGTCAAGGCGAACTAGACACAGAACAAAAATTAGATGCATTAGAACTTACCGAAGTAGATGAAGAGGATTGCGAATCTTGCAAAATATGAAATCAGTACTAAACACAAATAAAAAATATAACCATATGGAAGCAAAAATGTTCCTAGACCCTAACGGTGGCGTGTGTATGCAACGTTACGATACAATCAAGTATCGTCAATTTGAAAAGCTCACTGACAAGCAGTTAGGATTTTTCTGGAGACCAGAAGAAGTTGACATTGTAAAAGATGCCAAAGACTTTAAAGACCTAGAGCCACATGAGCAACACATCTTTACATCTAACTTAAAAAGACAAATACTCTTGGACAGTGTTCAAGGACGTTCGCCTAACTTAGTGTTCTTGCCTATTGTTAGTCTACCAGAATTAGAAACCTGGATTGAGACTTGGGCATTTAGTGAAACTATTCACAGCAGAAGCTACACACATATTATCAGAAATGTATATCCTGACCCGAGCAAGGTTTTTGATGAGATGAGCAGTATCGAAGAGATTGCAGATTGTGCTGATAGTATCACACAATGTTATAACGACCTATACGAGTATAACGATTTAATGCGTAAAGGCAGTGCAAAGTATAGTTTATACGAGCACAAGAAGAAATTATGGAAGTGCATAATGAGCGTAAACATCCTAGAAGGTGTACGTTTTTATGTTTCATTTGCTTGTAGTTGGGCGTTTGCTGAAGTTAAAAAGATGGAAGGCAATGCAAAAATTATTAAGTTAATTGCTAGAGATGAGAATGTTCACTTAGCAAGTACACAGCATATGTTAAAATTATTGCCAAAAGAAGATGAAGACTTTGCTAAAATTAAAGAAGAGACAGCAGAAGAATCAAAGCAAATGTTTATTGATGCAGTAGAGCAAGAGAAAGAATGGGCAAAGTACTTGTTTAAAGACGGTAGTATTATTGGACTAAACGCACAGTTACTAGAGCAGTATGTAGAGTGGATTGCAGCTAAACGTATGCAAAATATTGGCTTAGAGAAAGTTTACACAGCGGGTTCGAATCCGTTACCATGGACACAAAAGTGGATTGGAGGCAGTGACGTACAAGTTGCTCCACAAGAAACTGAAATAACTAGTTATATTAGCGGCGGTACAAAGCAAGATGTAACAGAAGACACATTTAAGGGAATGACCCTTTAGGAGACACACATGTATAATTTAGAAGAACTTTCAGGGGAAGTAGTTACCCTAAAACTAACTAGCGGTATTGAAATATTATCGCAGTTACTAAGCGTAGATGACGATACCAAGTTACTTACTCTAGGCCTACCAAAGATTGTAGTTATCAACGGTCCAGACTTAGCACTTATCCCGTATATCTTTACAGGGCCAACAGACGAGGTTACAATGCCTCTTTCAGCTATTTTAAGCATCTGTAAAGCAAGTGATGACAGCATTGCAGACTACGAAGCACTTAACGTCGAAGAAGCCGATATTGGCATTATATCAGACGAATAAACTTTTTTGATTAAAACACCTGTATATGCCCTGCTGATTTAAATTGTTGTATAAATACTCGTTATAATTAGATATAAATATATCTAATAAGTAATTTTAACCCCCCGCAGTGCAACATGAAAAAACGATACAACAATAACATTCTTAGATTAATAGAAGACTTGGAAATAGTCACATTGTCAAGTATATTTTTCTTGTCAATCCTTGCATTAACACCAACATTATAATGAAATATGTAATGTGCTACATGCTATTACTTTTTGCAGCTAACACAGACAGTGTAGCAGGAGTATTGCGTGGCTTGCGTGATGCAAACACTGCATATCATTTGGAACCTAGAAGAAATGAAAGTTAGAGACGCAACACCAGAAGAAGCAAAGGCCTGGAGAGAAGAAGATTACTGGAACCGAATGGATTTTGATCCATTAGTAATGTTTGTAGTAATACCAACAGTTGTCCAAGTAGCAGTAATGGGCATGATGTTTGCAGTAATGTACTTAAATCAACTAATATTTTGATAGCAAATGCAATCAAAGCCGTACTAGGTGTAGGCAAAAAGTCCGAAGGCAAGTTTGAAATTAAACCAATTGCTATAATTTGGTTTGCAATATTAGTTGCATTTTTCTTTTTAGGAACTATTAGCGGACTATTATTACTTACAAGTCTAATTATTAACTGATAAATAATAGTATGGCCAAGATAGCAAGAGTAAAAACAGATAAAGCAAAAGGTGTTATACTAGGACCTGGTGCATCAACAGTGTTTGCTGATAATAAAAAAGTTTCTTTGTTAGGAGATAGGGTTGCTCCACACGGCAAAGCACCACATACAGCACCTACGTTAGTATCAAACGGTGCATCTACCGTATTAGCAGATGGTGGCATTCCTGCTAAACAAGGTACCACTGCTACATGTGGACATACTGTTCAAGGTGGCTCACCGACTGTCGAACTATCTTAAATAACTTCCAATATATCAGTGATACTATTGTTATAAACATTTATATCAGACAAATCCATTCTAGTAAACTTTGCTAACTCTTGTATAACTGTTAAGTTATATACATTACTAATATCTATTTCTTCAGAATCCCAATCATCACATAATGCATAACTAAAGATTTGAGCTATTCCCGAACCTTTAATCACATGTCCTTTGATAGTAACATTAACAATATCGTCTGTTTCTAAATTTGTTGCCGTAAACGGTACAGGTAAATGAGTAAGTTTATCTATAGGTATGCCTTTTATTTTCCTAACTTTTGTTTTTAGATAATTCCAGCCTAATGCTGTTTGATGCAGTGTTGGCTGAGACGAAGTAGTAGGGTGTATATCATATAACCATTTGCCTTGTTTAGATATTACACTAAAGCACTTGTTTCCAAATAACGGATCTTCTAGCACCTCGAATGTAGCACCTATAGCTCTGCAAAAATGTTCTATAGCAGGTTGTTGATGTGCATTGTGTTTAAATTTATAAAATTTTATATGTGCTTTTTGTCCTGCAGTTATTATGTTTTCTTTAATGCGTTTCCACTCTGCACCTAAGAATACTTTACCGCAATGTTCGTATATACCATCAATATTAAAAATAATTTTTATACTTGAGTCTAGGCCTTTATAAAGACAACTAGCATCTATAATCTTTTTTACTACACTTTTATCAGCCATACCGTAAGTGTTTACTATAGTGTATACACCTTGTATTGTCATAACACGCACAAAAGAAGAGAGATTATCCCATTCTAATGCATCACCATACTCGTTATCCATAGTAATAGATTTTAGTTCGGGCAAGTCTTGGGTAATTTCAACCAAAGTCGAATACGGTATGCTAACATCACCTATATGTCTATAATGAAATGCAGAACAAAGCCACTGACCAGCGGCGCTTAACGGATTAAAAACGCGACTGTGTGTTGTTGTATCTACTCGTAAGTTTTCTATAGTCATAAAAAAAGGTACCAATTGTATTTAGTACCTTCTTTTAACTAAGTCTAAGTTATTTGATCTGGTTATTAAGAGATGCTGAGTATTGAATTACTTCTTCGTAATCGCTATCGTCATCGTTATAGTAATACTCTGTTGAAGTATTAAGTTCAGATTCTGCAGTTGTAAAAAGACCAATTGAATATTCTTCAACATAAACCTTAGAAGCCATAGTGCCTTTAACAGCAAAGTGATAAACACCTGGTGCTAAACTTTCTGCACAGCCACCTGCAACAGTTGCAGTAATTGTAACAATACCAGTTGCTGTATCAAAAGCCATCCATGGCGCTAAAGGACTAAAATCTAATACTGCTACATTAGTTACATCTGCATGTAATCCAATGTCAATTGTTTGTGTTGACCCATGTTGTATATTTAATATTCTTCCTGAAGGAACTGATGTAAAGTTTACATCCGATGTCATTGGAACTGATAGTAATGATAAACTTACTTTATTGTATTCTGCAGTCTTACCTGCTGGGTAAGATAAGTTATCATAACTAAGAATTGTTTGGTAGTTGTCAGCAGTAGATGTTGATCTAGGCAGTCTTGCCATTTCGTTACCACGTGTTACCATGTATGATTTAACAGTTTCTGCAGATACGTTAGGGTATAAGTTCATGAAGTGTGTAGAAACACCTGCTACTAATGCTGCTGAAACCGAAGTACCTGAAGCAGGTACATAGTTAGCAACGTTTGCTAAGTCTGCAACACATACATCTTTACCTAAAGCAAACAAATCAATCTTAGCACCCTGTTGTACTAGGCCTCTTCTCACTGGAGTTACCGTGTCATCTACATAATCAATTATTGGCATCTGAGAAGTTGTTGTTACCATAAATTGATCATCAAATGCACCAACAGTGGTGATAGTATCTAAACCACCCGGTGTAATAGTATCAACATCAACTCCGTTACCGGCATTACCTGCCGCGGCAACTAAAATTAAGTTTTCTGATAACATTTGATTAAGTTTAGCATCAATTAAATTATTTTTAGTTAATGAGAACGCCATCAATACAGTTTTTGGTTTAGTACTTGGGTTGTTTGCTCTGTGGTGAATTAATACTGCGTCTAACGCATCAATTACTTCTCCTACATTAATTGTACCTGTAGCATTGTCAAACATTTTAACGTTTTGTATACTTGCACCAGATGCTGTACCAATTGAGTTACCAATTATAAGTGACGCCATTTTAGTACCGTGTCCGTCAGTATCACCGAAACCAGTTGCACTTGGAACACTATGTAAGTCTGTTACATCCGGGGTCTCACCAAACTCTTGGTGATACGGATCAAATCCTGTATCCATTAAATAGATAGTCTGTCCTGCACCAACAGTGGTATCTAGTGGATGCCAGTAATATTGATAGTTAGGGTTAATAGCAGTGGTTTGCAAATGATCTGCATCTGCCACTCCTCCTGCTGTAGTAAACGCCTCTAGTGTAGGACTCAATGCCACTGCAGATTCTGATGAATCTAAAACACCTGCAAGTCCTGAGACTTGACCGGTAGTTCCTGAGACGCCGTATGTTAACGGGAAGGAGTAAGTTTTAGTTACTGCCAGCCCTGCGTTAGTAATTGCCAGCTCCGCCGCCCCTGCGTTTGCGTAAGTTGACGAGTCTAGTGATATAATAAAGTTTGCCATTTAGTTTTGCTCCAAAAAACGAGTTTATGCCCGGTTTCGCTCCATAAGTATGTATTAAGTATATTTATCATCTTTTGCAGAGTTACAAATCTTTTATGATAGAAATTGGAAATCCACCAGCATTGCAGTATTATGAGGAAGAAAAATTTCTCAGTATTACAATTAAGAAGCCAGAAATGGACTGTACCTTGCTGGACTTAATTAAAGAACAACTGTCGCATATTGAAAAAGCACATATTTGCCTGAGCGGTGGTGGCGATAGCCAGTTTGCTTTAAGAGTTTTACAACAATTAGGTGTACCTATAACAGCACATACCTACCTTACTACTTGGGAAGGAGCACCTATTAATTCTGACGATGTGATGACTGCTAGAATGCTCACTGATAAAGAAAACATTGAACTTCATGTTACACAAATCGAATTATATGATTTTTTTAACGACAAGAAACATTTAGAATACGGTAAAAAATATGCAACAGCAAGTCCACAGATAGCAGTACACCTTCACTATTTAGATACTGCATTCAAAGACATTGACGGCACAGTAGTATTAGGCGGAGATGTTCCAATGCTAATCAAAGACTCGCCGCCTGGAGAAGGCCCACTAGACATTGCAGGACTTAGTGGCTCGTTTATAATGAAAAACACACAGGCATACCATGCTATAGCAAAAGATAATAACTTTCCAATAGTTAAAGATTTGTTGTATTACACACCTCAAATAATATATAAAGCATTAGAACTTAGTATAGACATTGTTGAAAAATATCAAATGCATTGTGAAGTAGGTGATACAAACGGATACGCACATAAATTAAAACATACAATATACGAAGAAATATTACCAGGCGGTATTAACCCGTTAATGAAAAGTACAGGCTTTGAAAGATTAAAAAAATACCTTGCTTCGCAGTCAGGTATATATAACACATTTGATTTAAAATATAGAGCACCAATGGAACTAGCATATAGAGATGTGCAACGAGATACAAGAGTTGATGCTGAGGTTGGCGATAGTGCTGGTACTGATGGTACTGTTAGATTTAAAGCAGGTAAACTGCCACAAGAATTAACACAGCGATACAGGACAGCCATAGAAGAAAACAATAGCAAAAACATATACGAATATTATTTTGACTTCTAGACCGATAAATACTACTATAACACATAGGAGTACAAAATGGCATTATCAGAATTTTCTATAAAGGACAAAGGGATGGTCCTTGCATTATTCGCTAATCAATGTTATCAACCACCGGAACAATTATTTGAACCAAAGAATGGTATACCAGATTTAGCACCACTTAAAAAGTTTTTAAACAAACCACTACCGCCAACATACATTGACGTTGACGGAGCACAGGCTTATGTTATGAGCGACAAAGACGATGTACTTATTGCATGTAGAGGAACAGAACCAACAGCATTAAATGATGTGAAAGCAGACTTGAATACATTTAGAATGGCTCACCCAGTGGCAGGAAAAGTACACCAAGGCTTTTACGGCGAGTATGAAAAGATAATGCCAGATATTAAAAAGGCATTAGCAAAGCACGACAAGAAAAATACTAAGAGTGTTTGGATATGTGGACATAGTTTAGGTGGAGCAATGGCTGTACTAGTTGCTATGGATGTTAAGCCAGAAGGCGGACTGTACACATTTGGACAACCAAGAGTTGGTAATGTTGATTTCTTAAAAGCAATCGACTTTCCTTATTTTAGATATGTTAACAACAATGATGTGGTTCCTAGTGTACCACCAAGTTTTGCAGGACTTTGGTATAAGCACCAAGGACACCTAAGATACATAAACACTTATGGTAACATTCGAAAGTCAACACCATGGCAAAGATTTAAAGATGGATGGCGAGGCCGTTGGTCAGCTGCAAAACAATTTAAATTTATCGATGGCGTAGCGGATCATGGTATGGGACACTACTACAACTTTATTGCTAACATGGATGACAAAGGCGAACAATCTAAATGATAAAACGCGAACCAATAGTTGCAAGTTCGAGAGAAATATTAATAAAGCAAGATGATTGCTATCGTGAGATTAATGCTGACGCTAGTGATCTTGCAGCTTATGCGTTAACTGAAGCCAAGGACCCTGAAAGAAAATGGTATGGCAGATATCATGGCATGACAGTGTCACCACTAAACAAAGAAAAGGTTTTTTCATTATCTCCAGAGATGGCTTTTATTAATAGCATTGCACCATTTGCAGAATTTGGTGTAGGTGTAGCAAAAATGGAATGCCACCATCATTATAAATTGCATACAGATTGGGACAGAGGTCCTGGCATTAATATGTTACTTCAGTCGCAAAACAGTTTCTGTGCTTTTGTAGACATAGACAGTGATCAAACAGTTCATATGAATTATCAGCCAAATAAATTATATGTTTTTAACACACAGGTTCCGCACACAATTTTTAATTTCGAAGGAGAAAGATTTCTTCTTACTGTAGAATTTGAAGAGCATAAACAAGTTATGCCATATCAGGGATTTCTTAAAAGATTAAGACGAGAACAAAAATTAACTGGGTCGTTATCCTTAATCGAATAGTCTGATAAATATACACATACTAATTGAGAGGAGACAACATTGTCTAACAAAACACCATATGAGATTAGACTTGAGCTCCTACAAGAAGCCAGACTAATTCTCCAAGCAAAAGCAAAGCAACCTGAGCAGATGCCTTCCACTGAAGAAATAGTTGCTGAAGCAGAAAAGCTCAACGAATTCATATCAAGCAAACCTTCCCGCTAAACTAGCCATTTATCCTGGTGCCCTGCTAGGAATAAAAGTAAATATACAGAACATAAAGTTTAAAGCTGCTGTAGCTCACTCGGTAGAGCAGCTGATTTGTAATCAGCAGGTAGTCAGTTCGATTCTGACCAGCAGCTCCAATACACACTACAGGACAAAAAATGTCAAACAGAAAAAGTAAGGCTAAAAACAAAAGCAATCCCATTAAAAAGACTGCTGACTCTTTGAAGCAATCATCAAATGATAATGATGTAATGCATCAGTTGCTAGATGCAAAAATTGAAATCCCATTAGGGCTATTAAGACAAAAACATATCTTCATTGCAACACCATGTTACGGTGGGCAATTAGGTGAACCTTACTTTAGAAGTATGATGCGTTTTGCTATACTTTGTAACAAGTATGATATTAAATATACTATTAGCACACTTGCCAATGAAAGTTTAATTACTAGAGGCAGAAACACACTTAACAGTTTCTTTATGGAAAATCCAGAAGCAACACACTTGTTCTTTATTGATGCTGATATTGAATTTAATCCTGAAGACATTCTTAGAATGGTTGCATACGATAAACCTATTGTTGTTGGTGCTTATCCTAAGAAAGCAGTTAATTGGAATAGTATTATACAAGCGGCTAGAGAAGACGAAACTGAAACAGCAGAAACCATCGAAGGACATAGTTCAAACTATGTTGTAAACT